AGATCGTCGCGCCGGGCAGCGGAGAGTACCATTGCGATCTTGTGCAAATGCGTTTGCTTCCGGCTGATGTAGCCGCCGAAACGTTCATCGCGGAGGTGCGCCGGGACGACTTCGTGGACTTGCTGGTACCATTCCTTCCCCCACGCGCGCGCCTCAGGAGTGAGGTGAAACGCCCCACGGAGTTGCCCGATGAATTCGAGGTCGTGGATCAGCGCCTGTTTGAGTTCCGTGCGGGCCTGGCGTTCCTTCGGCGTTAGTTCCTCGTCGAGATACGCCTTGTATTGGCGTTTCTTGTCGGCGTAGACGAAGATGCACCGGGAGGTGAAGCCGCCGCCGATAACGTAGTCGGGAACATAGCCGGCGATCCACGCGGGCGTCGTACAGGCGATGATATTGAGAAACGGGTTTTCGATTAAGTCATTCCCCTGCGTCTTTGTCATCTTCTCCAACGGCGCGTCGTTGCAGTCCCACAGCGACACAAGCAGGTCGACCATTTCGCGGTTACTCGGGTCGAGCAGGTTGCCGAATTCCGACGACTCGATAGTCATTGCCGACATGGGGTAAAACGTCCCGTCCGGCATTTCGACCATTTCGAGGGAATTCGTGAAGGCCGTTGCGAGAGCCTGCCAGGTTACGATATTCGGCCCGAACTTAACCCCCGGAACGTCCCGGAGGAGTTTCATTCCGATCGACGCGGTGGTCGACTTCGAGACGATGCCCGGCGGCGCCACGAGGACGATGTAGAAGCTCGGGTACCACTTGAAGATTTCCTGATCGTACCAGACGCGGCGCCGGAGAGCCCCGGCAACAGTCGAGACCCCGACCCAGAAATACATCGAGAGTGGAGCTTCCCCGATCGACGCGTATTCTACAAAGGATTTAATCCAGTTGGTGCATTTCCGTGTTGTCATTATGCCGGCAATAATTCTGATTTACACCCTGGGCCATTTGCGATCTTCGCACGCCCCCCATGACTTCGTCGACGTCTTGAGTCCCCAAGGGATAACTAACGGGTCGTCGTACGGGACGACGACGGCTAACAGGGGTCGGATGCGGCTAAGGGTTTGTTCTTCGGCGGCAGTTGCGTACTGGAAAACTAATGAGTCATGGACTTGTAACAGGAGTTCCGCTGCAGGGAATTCCCGGTCGATTCGTTCTAATGCGGTGTTGGTAACGATGGCGACAGTCGACTGCGGAATCCACGCTAGGGCTTCGGGGAGCAACTCCTCGACGCGGCCGAAATAGAATCGGCGGTAACCAAAGCGATTTGCCACGAAGCGCCGTGTTTGAAGGTCAGATTCAATACGACGGTGCCAGTCTTTAATACCCGGATGGATGTCGAACCACCGTCGCTGGAATTTTTCAGCCTCGTGAATAGTAATTCCAATTGTAGTCGCAAGAGTTCTCGCCGTTCCGCCGTAGTTACTAAGATGTACTCCCTGCTTGGTTCGGGAGTAGTACGGTTCCCGCTTGCCGTCAGGGCCTGCGTCAGCTCCGTACAGATCTTTCGCATTGTGTGCGTGTATTTTGACTCCGGACCGGAACAGTTGTTTAAGTATATCGTCATTAGCTTCCCACGCGACGACTTGCGCGTCAGCACCGGACTGATCACAGTCGGCGATTGTGAAGCCGGAATCCGGAATGAACAGTTTTCGAACATTGGGCAGTCGGAGATCGTCGGCGGAGAGACTTGCGTCATCTTCTTTCCCTTTCGGAATGTTCTGTAGGTTGGTACCTGAGCCGAATGCGTTTTCGCTCGACGAGAATCGAAACGTTTCCGTGCCGGATATGTTAAACGAGCAACGAATTCGCCCGTCGGTATCGAGGGCCGCGCCCACGAATGTCGAATTAAAGACCCCGAGCGACCGGATTTCCCGGATCAGCTTAATCAAGGGCCGCACGAGGACTTCCTTCTTCGCCAGCTTGTCGAGGGCTTCGTCGTCCAGCGACGGCTTACGGGTTTTCCGATTGAACTGTATCGGTAGGCGCAGGTCGTCGTAGAAAAACGCCTTCATCTGTTTGGGCGATCGCGGATTCAGTGTGAAGCCGGCGATGTTATTAATCGACGTTTCGCGCTCAGCGATTTCCCCGAGGAGCGTGGTTGCGAGCTCTTTCCGGTACCCGGCGTCGATCCGCACGCCGCGAAGCATCATGCGTAGTACGGGCGTAAAGAGCCGCATTTGCCGTTGGAAGATTTCCCACAGGCCGCACTTGTGCAGGACGCCGACGAGAGTGTTGTAGACTTCAAAGGTGATAACAGCGTCTTTGCAGTTGTACGTCCACAGTTGTTCTTCGGGGGTCGTCTTGGGGTTCCAGAGTTTCCCCTCGCCTTTCCAATACTGATGAAAACGGCAGTACATCGACGACAGGTAGTCGAGACTCTTCGGCGTTCCAGGAAAGGCAACGTGCTGCATCAGCATAGTGTCGGCTAGGACGTTCGGCACGTAGCCGTATTGCTTGGCGAAGTACTGCGCGTCGTAGAGGAAATTCTGGCCGATGACAGAGCAGTTCGGATGCGTCAGAAGTCGGCGGAGTGCGACCGTGATGGCGAGTTCGTCCTCGGGTGACCAGTAGCCCTCGGGGGATTCGACGCAGAGGAGCGGGATGCAGAGGGCGTCGAGGGAACTCCAAGCGAGGCCGATACAGGCGATCTGTTGCGAGCGGGTTTCAATATCGACGGAAAGCAGGAACGGCTCGGCATCGCAGCATGCAGTAAGGTCGGCCAGAGTCGCGAGCACTGCGCCGACGCTTGGCCGGACGACGAAGGAGTAGTCGGGAAGGCGAATCTCGGGAAACCCGGCTTCCCGCACGGCCCGTTTCAAGTCGTGGACTACTGTCGGCCGCCATTCCCACTGCCGGAGGACGAGTGCCGGGTGATACGTCGGGATTACCTTAACACCAGGCACCAGACTGCAAGGAAGTACACTCCCCCGCCAATTAGTAATCCCACTGAGACCAGTAAGAGCCCAAAGAGCAGTGTCACCGAGGGCGAGAACCACCGTCGGCTTAGCGGTTTCAATCTCATGTACGAGTTCCTTGAGGCCGGCGGCGACGAGGTCGTTGAAGTACCGGCCATCTTTGAAGTGGGTTAACTGGAGCGTTGCCGCCGCGGTTTTCGAGTCGGAAATAAAGACGTCGATATCGTTCCCCGGCGGACGGTGTTTGCAGACGTTCGTCGTAAAGCAGTCGGCCCTGAGAATCCCGGCGTCGTGCAGGATTCGATTAAGCTCTTGGCCACTCGGGCCGACGAAGGGCTGCATCGCCCGAACTTCGTCGGAGCCTGGGGCTTCGCCAACGATGACGTAGGTCGCGGGGATCGACCCGGATGGCGGGACACGCATTACGCCGCCACCCCGAGACGCTGTGGAAGTTCGAACAGAATCGGGGCGGATTCGGTAAATGTGCCAGCTTCCCGAATCGGCTTAACGGCTTCGAGTACGCACGACATTTCCTCGACGGTGTTCCGATGGGTGTTGATGATTTCGAGCATTGCGTCGAGGTCGTTTTCGAACTGCTCCGGGTTCCAGTGGGGCTTGATCTTGAGAATGCGCTCGTGGATTTTCCAGTCCCCTCGGTAGCCGTAGTCGGCCCCGCCATAGGAGGCTTGAGAGAAGTAGTCCCACGAATGAAGGAAGTATTGCCGGACGTGCGTTGGGTCTTCGAAGGCATTATCACTGGAGCCGTAGGGAACCTTAATGAGTATCTTCCCGCCCGGCTTCGCCAGATGCCACAGGTTTTCCATCGCCACCAGCGGAAAGCGCAGGTGTTCGAGCACGTGGGACATGAGGATTGAGTCGAAAGAGTTGTCGGGCAGGGGCCGCGCGTCCCGGCTCTCGACGTCCCAGACGACGTCGGGACTTACTTCCGAGGAAATATCGACATTAACGGCATCGGGAATTCGAGTCCTGCCACAGCCGATGTGGAGCTTGGTAACTCCTTCGGGGATTTCGTACACGGTGCAATCCTTTCGTAAGTAGTAAAACGGAAGCCGCAAGACTCGCAAATGCGGCGACGGCGGACGGCTTTCCCCGACTTCGGCACGCGGGTGTCGACGACTCTAGTTTCTTCGTGGCCGCAGTCGGGGCAGAACATGCTAGGCTCGGGGGATGACGAGATTCCGGAGGTCCGCCGGCTTCCAGGCGTCGGGCTTGAGAATCTTCCCATCGGCACGGCGGGTTACTACCCCCGTGCTCCCGTCGACCTTTGCCATGTTCGCCGCGTGGATACGGAGAAAGGCCTCGGTCGCGACCGGCCCGACGCCGATGCTGTTAAAGAGGCCACTGAGGACGTATAAGAGATCGCAGCCTTCGTGGAGTATGTCGACGATGTGATCGGCGGAGAGCGACTGGTGGAACTTGCGAAGCGCGCCGCGAAGCTCAGCGTATTCCTCCCCGATCAGGCGTTCCCAGAGTTCGACTTCGCTGTTGAAGTTTGGGCGCTGGCCGATGTGTTGTTCGCAAGCGGCCATGAATTCCGCTTGGGTTATAAATAGATCAGGCATGCTAGTCCTTTCCGCCGAGACGGCTCATTGCGGTGTGGTAGTGTTTTTCGACGACTTCGATTCCGATTGCTTGCAGCATGAGACGGTTTGCCGCCGGGAAAATCGGCCCGGAGCCACAGCACGGGTCGAGCACGGTCATGCCCGGGCGAGCGTGGCGCTTGAGCAGGTCGACGATCAGGTCGACAGGTTTCGCGGCCGCATGGACGTTGGCGTCGGCCGGGGACATGACGATCGCGTCGAGATACGCCCCCGTCGTCAGCATGTTCCCGCGGTAGGCGTAGAAGATCGTTTCGTAACTGCGGCGAGGGCCGTGGCGGGAGTCCCCGAGCATTCCGCCGGCGGGTTTGTGCCAAATGATCGGCCGCGGCCAAGGTGTCCAGCCGAATAGCTTCGCTTCGATTTGCAAGTGGGTAAAGAAGTAAAAGTCGCAGAACATGTAGAGGGCCGCGTCGGGCTTGCAAACGCGTGCGCCTTCGGTGAAGATGGTGCTCCAGATACTCTTCGCGGTTACTTCGTCGTCGGTGTATTCGTGGCGAACGCCAGAGGCACTGCCACTCATCGCCGCCATCTTATCGGCAGCAATCCCATACGGCGGGTCGACGCAGATAATGTCGACCGAGGCCACCGGGAGTTTTGGCAACTCGTCGATGCAGGAGCCGAGAATAATCCGTTGCTGCGTCGGCGCCGCGCTGACCGTAGTTGCCAGCTTCGCCGTTAATTCCGCAGCGATCTTCGCCTTGGCGATGTTAACGGCTTCCTTCTTCGACTTCGCACCGGCGACGTCGGGGTCGTTCAGAAACGGGTGGAGGAAAACGGAATCCGCGACGGTGGTGATTCCGCCGCCGGCCACCGGACGGCCGACAATCTCACTGGCCGTGGCCGTTATGGTTTGACTCTCCCCACGCGTTTGGGCTTGCTGCGAACGTAATGCGTGAAGACGCGCTTCGGCGTCGACTCGTTCTTTCCAAGTGAGATCGCTTCGGATGACGTTTTCTTCGAGTTCGACTTCTTCGAGGTCGAGGGGGGAGAGTTCGTTAAGTAACAAGCTTGGAGCGCATCCATCCGGGACAGGCACTCCTCCGCAGCTGAAACTGCGGCCGCTTTTATAGAGGATTTCGATGGCACGCAGCCGGCGTTCCCCCGCGACAATCGTACGTGAATCATCACGTAGGGTGAGAGGGTGCAGGAGACCTCGGTTGAAAATCGACTCTGCGAGGATGTTGAGGGCGTCGGGGGAGAACTCTCGACGCTGCCGGTTCTCCGGGACGATGATTGTTTCGAGCGGGACATAGTGCACGACGACTCCTATTGATAGTTAGTAGCGGGGCCTTGCACCCCGGTGGGACTTACTACGCGGTTAGTCTCCCGCGGCAGCCGGGGCGGTTACGCCGAGACTACATCGACCACTTTGGCGAAGACGCCGGTGTTGCCGGACTCGTGCTCGACCCGAACGCGCGCCGGACAGCCCACGAGCATGTTGGGCGCCCACGGTTTCCCGGGGGTGTTCTGCCCAACGGCTTCGCGGAGCCGGCCGAGGGTGACGTTCTTGCCGCGACCCCGATCGAGCGCGCCGTCGGCAGTGATGTCGAGGAAGATGTCCTGGTTCGCCGAGACGACACTGCGGCCGAGTTTCTCCTTGACGGCGGCGTCGTCGATCGACCACTTGACACGCATCTTGCGATACGTCTTCGTGGGGTCTTTCTTCCCTTGGAAGCTGTCGACCTCGATGGACTCGATCGCGGCGAGGAACTCCCCCGCCGGGCAGACTTCGACCTGCGTGGACATTTCGCCATCGGTGGCGGTTTGCATGAAGGTGTCAGCGTCGAAAGTTTCAGTTGTCATAGTGCTAATACTCCTAAAGGTTCGCAGCGAAAGTAGTTACTGTTGTCCTGCCGGCTGCGTTTCAGCGGGATTCGATGTCGTGGCAATGTTGCGCTTCGACCACTTGTCCATGATCTGCGCGAAGTCCGGGGGGATACGGCCGGAAATCGGCAGGTTCCTCGTCTTGACGTCGACCATGGTATTCGCGGTGTCCCAGTACCATTTGTCGCCCTCGCGCACGGTGAAGATGACGTCGGAAAAGAGCGGGGGGATATCACCGCTGATCGCTGCGCCGACGGCCTTGGTCATGAGTTTTACTCCCCCGGAGATTTCGTCCTTTTCGCGGGTGACGTGGGCGATTAAGACGAAATGCGTCGAAATGCCGTTGGTGAGAAGCCGAAGGAAGTTCATGAGGTTGTTCTGCGCGACGCCGTAGTCGGGCGGCGCCGCCGTCGGCTTGTTGCCGATAACCATCTTCATCGCGGCGTTGGCGAGTTCGGTCAGGCCGTCGATTACGAAAATGGTGTTCGACGACCACGAGGCGACGCTGCCGAGGTCTTTGCCGGTACGCTGGTCGACGAAGCGATCGCACGCCTGGAGAATCCGGTGATAAGCGTTGTTCTGGCTCCGCGTGAGATCTTGGAGTTTCGTCACCGCCTCGTAGGACATCTTGCCGACCTTGTCTGCCGCGTCGATTAGGCGGTCGAGGCCGAGGGGGGTTACGTCGACCACGTGCCAAGCGAGGTTCGGGGGGACGGGAAGATCGGAGTCGGCATAGGCGCCGAGGAGTGTTTCGAGGCCGGACTCGGTAAAGAGCACGCGAACCGGCATCGGCGGCGATTGCCGCGCAGCCCAGTCGACGAGCGATTTGATCGCGTAGGTTTTCCCGGTGCCCGACGGGCCTTCGAGAAGCACGTTGACTCCGCGAAGGGCGCTCATGGCATGTCCTCCACGTCGACGACGTTTCCTTGGCCGTCGACGACGACGGGTTTCATGTATTCGTCGATCCAGGAGGTAACCGGCGTCGGCTCGGCGAGGGCGAGGAGAAGTTGCCGGGCCTCGTTGTAGGTCGTAGTGAGCGTGCCGACAGGCCTCCCGTTGAGTTCGAGGTGGAGGTTCACATACTGTAGGTCTTTCATCACGAGCTCGACGTTGCTAATCGGGTCGCGCAGGGGGTAGTAGATCATCGTGGTAGAACTCCGCGGTTAGAAGGAATTCCCGCCGAAGCACGGCGAGGGGGAGAATGTCGAGTGCCCGAGCAGCCCCGGCGACGCCGAGGAGAGTCGATGGCATGGTGCCGGAGGTAAAGCATCCGGGTAGATTCGCCCAGTCTGGCACGCCGCGTCGAGGGTGTCGTTCGCAAGCGGCCGAATGGACGTGCCAGGAATTCGGATCGACGACGATGCGGCCCCAGATTTCGCCGCACGTTGGGCAGAACATCGCATGGGAGTTCGGGACGAATTCCCTCGTGGTGATCGACGAAGTGCCGAGCAGGGTTGTGCCGAGGTAGAAGGCGACGGGGGTAGTGGGCATGGATTGTGCCGGGGGTAATTGTTATTTACCACCGGGGCTATCCTCTGCATACGGATTCGTCGGATCCCACCGCCTCAGGCGATACGTCGGACCGTTCGCCCAGACTTCCGGCTCGGGTGACTCGCAGAGGCGCAGGAACGGGCAGCCGCCGTAGGAGGAACAGGCATCGGCAAGGGAGACGTCCCAGATGCCGGCGGCATAGCATTCCTTCGCCCGTTGCAGGTCGCGGACAAGCTGGGCGTACCACTGTTCGATCATCCACTCCGGGCGATAGACGATAACCTCAGCGGAGTCGTACTTCGTCTTGAGTATCGAAACGCCGCGGATGATCGCCCCGCGAACGTCGTAGCCGAATTGACGCGCTCCCCAGACGTATCCGGTGAATTGCGACCGGAGCTTCCACTGGTTCGCCCATGAGGCCCCGAGCGAGGTTGTCGTCTTGTCGTCTTCGACGTAGATGGCCCCGTTGAAGTCGGCCAGCATGTCGAATCGGCCAGAGTAGAGTATCGGCTCGCCAGACTCCGGGTGGATGACTTCAGGAATCGGCAGAACGAAGTTGAATTCGACTGCGGGGCCGTGGGCGGTATTAACAGGTTTCGCCGTGTCGGTTTCGAGCGGCCAGCGTTCGAAGTAGAATTCGAGCGCCCCGGCGAGTCGGTCGACGGACTTGGCCGAGTCCCCGGCGTCGAAATCGCCGTAGGCGGAGTAGAGTTCCCGGAGGCCGTTCGCAACGGCGACTTCGGCGCCGCACTGCCCGGTGTAGTAGAGCCGGCGCGTTTTCTCCAACGCCTTTGCGAAGACGCCGCCGGCGTGGAGGTGCACGCTCGGGACGGCAATGTCGACCCCGTGCAGGAAGCTGTAGAAGAACGACTTCGGACAGGAGACAAACTCGGCGCGCATGGTGTTGTCCCACACGGTGGGAAACGCTTGCGGCGCGGTGAAGTCGAAACGATTGGGCTGCGTATTAGAGTCGCCACTCATAGCTAATCTCCTCGGCTGTTAAAAACAGCTAACGGTACTCGCAGGAATGCCGTTAGCTGTGCCGGGCTGGCTGCGAAGGTGGCCCGGCGACACCTTACGGAGGGAGTCGCAACCTACTCCAGTTTGCCGGCGAGAGCCTGGGCGACGATCGACGCGAGATTCGCCGACTGGGCCGACTTTGCCGAGCGTTTTTCCGCCTTAGCAATTGCGGCGGTGTTCGCGGCGAATCGGTTGTTCCGCAGGGCGGTGATCGCCTCGCGGAGTTCGTCCTCGCTGACCGTTTCCCCACGGATTACACGCTGCCGCAGGTCGTTGATTTGTTCGGGTGTCATGGTGGTGGTGTGGGCTGGTTAATTAGCTCCGGGGAGATTAGCATTTTGCGAATCCTGTGTCAAGCGTTGCCGCCGTTTTTCGAGGAAGTCGTAAATGAGACTCTCGATAAACTGCGACCGGCGCCCGACGGGCAGTGATTGCGTTACCGGATCGAGCAGCAGCAGGTCGACCTCGGCCGCAACGGCGGCGTTGATGGAGATTTCCCACTGGATTTTCTGTGGCCCTGAGGGGCGTCCGCGTGCCATTAGCGTAGTCCTCCCGGTTTGACGTCGAAACTGGATTCGAGCCTCCGCGGGTCGTCCGTGCGCGGGGTGATTCCGGCGTATTCGTAGAAGGCCTTCCTGGCCGCGACGAGGTCGCGGGAGGCAAAGTAGTCCGTCGTTGGATTCCAGACGGTTAGGAGTAGGCCGGGGGAGTAGTCGAGGCCGACGAGGTAGAATTTGTCGGCGGTGGCGGCGAGGGCGACACTGCCGCTTTTTAGTTCGATAGTCGTGATGCGCTGGGGGAGGGGGATCATGGTGAGTCTCCTTAGAACGAACAAACAACGTAGCCGCGACCGATCTTCCCGGTCGTGCGGTGGATTCGGGCGTAGATGCGGGAGTCGTCGTAGTATTGCGTAAGTTCGCAACGGACGACGATTTCCCGTGTGGCCAGCCAGAGAGTTAGGGCGATGTTGGCCGCGAGAGCGGCGGCGAGGAGTTTATTCATGGGTAGAGTGCATCCTGGCTGCAAAGCGATTTCTTGCATCTGTGGCGGAAATGATTGCTGCATTTAACTGTTTTAGCCGTTCGCTCGGGTCGCGGAGTGTCCAATTTACCCTGCCCCAGACGAAGCGGCATTCCTCGTTTGCCGCAACTAATTCCTCCGGGGAAAGCCAAAGGTCTTGGTACTCACAGTAGAACCACAAGCCTTCCGCTCGTGCTTTTTCAAGCATTGGCTTCAACTCAGCTAAGATTGCAGTCTTTTTATCAACTGCCATGCTACTTCTCCTTCGCGAGCTTTTTCCAGTGGGCGATGACGTTCGGGTGGACGTGTTCATTAGCTTCTGTAAGTTTCTTCTTTGCCTCTTTCGCTGCCCAAACTCCTAAATCATTCATAGCACTTGCAAGTTGGCTAGAAAGATCATACTGCGGGTATAAGAGGTGCTCACCACGAATGAACACAAACGGTCCCTTGATATCCCGCGTTCGCCGCAAGATGTCGAGATCGGCGCACGACGCCTGGAATCCCGTAGCGCCGATTCTGTGGGCGACGTAATTAAACGCCGCCGTCGCTGCCAGGCTCATGGCGTAACAGGACGTGCCGTAGTCGTGCTCGCGTTCGACGAGGCTGTCGATGTATTCCGAGAGTTCCTCGGCGGTCTGCGGCCACGCAGTCGCGACTTCTCGCATTTCCTGCTCAGTCTTTGCTTCGCATTTCATGCTACTTCTCCTTTGGTATCGCCGCGATTACGCACACGGCGGGGTTCGTGCAGCCACCAATAGTGGCGATAGTCCACCAGCACGATAACCTTGCCTTCTCGGCGCTCGACGCTCATGCGGTAGATGCCTTGGCGAGTTGTCATCTCCACGGCTCCCTGCCCAGCGCAAGAAACGCCTCGACCCCTTCGGTTTCGATGAAGCGTTTTGCGAATTCGAATGCCAGGAAACGACAGTTCTGCGAGTCGTCGTCGCGGTCGAAGGCGAAAGAAAAGGTCTTTTTCAACCCCTCTTGATAAAGGGCGCAAAAACTGTTACGAATCGAGTCGTCCTTGTCGCGCAATCCCAACTCGTAAAGGGCGTCTTTAAGAGCGTAGCCGAGGGCGATGCAGCAATACGCTGTAATGTCGGCGTCTACCTCGTGAGTTACCTGCATGAGCAGCCGCTGGGCGGTTAAGTACGTTTCCGCGCAGGATATGACTTCCAACACTTCGTCCTTGGTCAGCATATGGCCACCCCGAGCGTCGACGACTTGAATCGAGCGATGCTGCGGCCCGTGCGGCGGTCGACGATTTCGATAACGTCGCCGGGGATGGTCTTGTACCAGGCGAGATACAGCGCCGCACGTTGCGCCGACTCGGGGCGTGCGTAGGTGCTTCGCGCGAGGGCGAGGCCGTTGCGGTGGAGTTGCAGGAAGCGGGGCCGCTGAGTCCTCGGGCCGTGGTTCCGTTTTGTCCGTGTGTTCATTTCGTAACCTCCAGTAGGTCGAGTTTCCGGTCGAGCTGGGCGATGCGCACGCGGCAGTCGCTGACGAGGGGCCAGTTGCCGGTGCGCTGGGCGTTGGACAGGTCGATGCAGTTCCAGAAGCGAAGGAAGCGGAGCCAGCAACGCATGGCCGCCTTCATTGCAGGTGTTCCCGCAGTTCCGCCTTGAGTTGCCGCGCGGCGTCGCCACGCCAGGTTTCGAGGTTGCCGAGCAGCCGGAGGACGATGTCGCGGCCGTTGTCGAGGTAGTAGCTGTCGGCGAGAGTGTTCATCGTGCACGCGGCGTCGAGATAGGGCCGGGAGTGGTAGTAGAAGCCGGGAGGCTTCGGCTTGTCGCGGTACCGGGCGTCGAGGTTATCGCGGATAGCACGGGCGATTTCCTTAATGGGGCGTTTATCGGAAGTCATAGACGGGCCTTTCGGTGTCGAGTGGATTAATCGTTTGCTGTGTCGCCTCGGCGGAGTGCCACCGGATGTGGCGGAGTCGCGGCGAGTCCCGGTAGTCGTGTTCGGGGAAGTAGCACTCCCCGGCGTTTTCGCAAACAGCACACCGGGGGTGCTTGAGGACGATCGGCGCCGGCGTCATGAGAAAAGGCTCCGCTGGCCGTTGAGAGTTGGTGAGGGGAGTGCCAGGAGGTCGTCGAGCTTCCGGCCGAGGCGCAGGCAGGCCGGGCACTGTTCGACTTCGAGTTCCGGCAGGTCGATGACTTCGACGGGCAGGTCGTCGACGACGAGAGTTGGAAGTTCCCGGGCGAATCCCGTGGTTTCGTTTTCGTAACGCACCAGCGGTTGCCCGGTGAATTCCGATGAGGTTCCGCACGCGGCGCAGTGATGGCGGTGGATGTACCAGAGTTTTGAGCGGGGGCGAAGCGGAGCCCGTGTCGCCCAGCGGGCAGCGATTGCGTTTTCCGTGGCGCCGATGCGGGCTTGCTGTTTCGCCGGTTTTGGCGCCGGCGGCGGTTTCATCGTAAGGCCGCTGCTTGAGAATGCCGCGGTGACTGCGGCGGCGAGTTGCTCTTTCGATAATTTCATGGTGGCGAGTCTCCGTAAGATGAATGCACCTTGCATTCAAAGGGGATTATAGCGTAGATTGGGGGACGTGTCAAGCGAAATAAGCCCCGGGGGTAAAATATTTTTACCCCCCGGCCTAATCCTCCCGCTGTCGTGCCCGCCTGCTCGGAACCTTCCATTCGAGCACGTAGCGTTCGGCATCGCTGCCGCCGGGTCGTTCCCGGATGGAGTAGATGTTTGCGAGCCACTCGGCATAGTGGCGCCGCTTCTTCCGGGCGTAGGCGAGGGTGTTCTTAATAAACGTCCGGCGCGTTTCGGCCTCGCTACGCGTGGGGAAGTATTCGCTATGGAATGGCGTTGCCTCGCACCAGGGCGTATTCGTGCCGGCAACGCCGAGCCGTTTCCCCCGGAGGTCGAAGGCGAGTTCGACGAGCGTCCGCCGCGAACTATCCATTGCGAAGGACCTCGTCGAGCCACGTTTCGGCCGGCTTCGCTGGCGGAGTTGGCGATTCCTGTGGCGCTTGCGCCGGGGCGGTGTACTTCCTGAGTTGTTCCGCGATTGCTGCGGCGACTTCGGCGTCCGCTTGCGATGTGCCGACCCAAGTTAGCGTAACCCCGTGGCCGTCCGGCGATAGCCGAGGAGTTAGCCGGTCGAGGACGCGGTCGCCGGGAATCCCCTGCCGACGGGCTGCTTCACGAAAGCCGTAGAATCGTAACTGCGTATAGCGTGGGTTCGTCGAGGGTATTGTAACGGCGAAGTGTTCCCCGGCGGCGTCAGCCAGGGTCGCTGCAACTAGTATCTCCCGCCAGTAGGCCTCATATCTATCAATTCGCTTCGGCATTGTCATGGTAATCTCCTGTAACTGTTAATGGCAAAGGGATATTATAGGCGCGAGGGTGGGGCGTGTCAAGTGTTGGGGGAAGTGGGGCGAGGCCGTAGGCCGAGCCGGGGGAAATTGGGGTGATTGTTTCCGCAAATACCCCCCGATATCCCCGGAAATATCCTGGTCCCCCAAGAAGTGAATGACCCCCTCTTTCGCCACGCTGCGCCGTGAAATTGTTTGGGGGTATAAGTACTTAAAAAAAAAAAATAAAAAAAATTAATACACTATAACAAGGGGGTCTTTTATGTCCCGGTATAGTTATTGATATATGGCAGGGGGTTTATGGCGAGAGGGGGGGTCATTCAGATATTGGGTGACCCGGATGTATCCGGGAATATCCGGGAAGAAAGTGGGAAATAATTTCCCCCTGCCGTAATTCCCCCGGCGTGGGGGCAAAAAAAAATCCCCCGGAGGGTACCGGGGGACTCGGGGCGCGGCTTCGATCAGGCCGGGGCGCCGATTGTAAAATGCTTATCGACCTCGCCCGTGTCGCGGCCCCGCGTATGCGCCCGAACGAGCGTGATCAAGCCGGATTTATAATAGCGGAAGTGGGCCCGAACAAGATGCAAGCGCCGAGCGGGATGCATGGCCCAGTCGACATAATCAGCAAGCTGCGCTGCGCTGCGAATCGGATTGCCGCGCAGGTTGATAACTCGATAGGTGTTCCCCAAGATGGGCGCGAGGGGAGTCTTTCCGCGCCGCGAGGGGCAGATATCGTCCTTGCGAACGTTCGCCGCTAGGCTAAACACCCATGCGGTATGTATGATTAAAAGGGCGCCGACTGCATCTTCGAGCTTGCCTAGCGGCTTGAGCGCCTCGCGCTTGCGCCAAGTCCGCAAAGACCTTGGCTTAGGCAAATAAGCAAAACCAATATCCCAGTCGGGCAGATAAACTGCAATCTTCCCGAGGCAGTCGAAAAACGTATCGGGATCGTCCCCGACGAATTTAAGTTCTTCCGGCAGCAAGGTCGAGGGGACTACTAGCTTCGTCCACTCTAGGCCATGTTCCGGCAGGAAGGGTGTTTCCATAAAGAGGCCTCCGTAACTGGGCAGGATTGCCCCGCAAGCCGCCCGTTGCCGAGCGGCTTGCAGAGTTGCCTTAGCCGATCAGGCTGGCCAGCGAGACTTTCGGCTTATCGCTTGCAGCTTTCGCGGCGGCTTCATCCTTCAAGCGCTTGTAGATCGGCGCTACTTCGGCCGCTTCGCGGAAGACCTTGCGAACATCCGTGCCGACCTTGCGGACGGCGGCCTTTTCCTCGTCGTCCTCCGATTCCTGATCCAACTCGGCGGCTTCCAGGGCGCGTTCGACTGCGCCTTCGATAATCGCGGCGGCTTCGGCGACGGTCTTGCCAAGAGCTTCGGCGACGGCGCGGGCCAGCAAGCTCGTGCGGGGTTCCGCCGAAGCTTCGCCCTTGGCACTCCACTTCCCCTCTGCCCATGCGGCCAGTCGCGCCTTCACGCGCTCGATTGCCTTCGGCGGGTCTTCACTCGCCAAGCCGGCAGTGGCATTCCTGAGCAGCGTCGGCAGGGCGAATCGGATTGCCGCGTTGATGATATCGGCCGGCAGCGCGGCAATGTCGACCTTGAAGGTTTCGCCGCAAAGCGTTTGCGTCAGTTCTGTTCCGTTCCAGCTATGGTTTTTTCCCATGATTGAATCTCCTGATTGATTGCGTCGCGCCGGATGGCGTCGACATGGGAATTATCGCCTGAAAAGCGTAGATGATGCAAGCGGATTTTATTTATCCGCATATAAGAATTACTAATCGCCCTGTCGACCTCGCCCTGAGCCGCGCCCCCGCAGGCGCCCCGGCCTCCTCGCCCCAGCGACCAGCCGCGCCGCGCCCCGGCCTCCCCCCAGCGACGGGTGGGTTGGGTGGGGGAAAGCCCCCTCACCGGCGTGGTGGAATTTTCACATACTCCCGGGGGTAACTCCCCATTACCACCGGGGCCGCTCGGCCGCTCGGCCTTCGGCCTCGCTCCCCGCACCATTCGCTCCACACCTTCCACTCTCCCCCCTCCCCCGCCCCAATTCCCCCATGCCCGCCCCCGCGAAACTCTCTCCCACGCATGAGGAAATCATGCGCTTCGTACTGGCGAACCCAGGGCCGAGGCTCGTCACGCGCACAGCGGAATACTTCGGCTACACGGTGGCGTGGGTGAGTACGCTGATGAATTCCGATGCGTTCCGGGCGAAGCTCGCGACGCTCGAACGGGAGGCGGACGTCGCCGTCGTGGCGGACATTCCGGCGAAGCTGCGCGGGGTCGCCGGGCTCGCCCTCGACGCACTGGCCGAGGAGGTCGTCGAATGCACGAAGGCCGGGCCGAACATTATCCATCGGGAGTTTCTCGCCGAGACTGCCGACCTGGCGCTCCGGCGTCTCGGCTACGGCGACAAAACCGGGGGGACTCAAGGCCCCGGCGGCCCCGCGCTCGTGCAGAACTTCGTAACAGTCGACGCAAACACTCTCGCCTCAGCGCAAGCGAACTTCGGGCGAGTTATCCCCCTTCCTGCCGCGCCGCCAGCGGTTCAAGTGTCGGAAGCTCAAGTTGTCGAGCCACCCGAGGCAGCGTAATTACTTTCCCGCGGACGCCGTCGAGTTCGCTGAGTTTGCATCGACCGCGCCACCGTTTATCAAGCCCGTTCGCCGATCGGGCAGGAAGTTGCAAGGGTTGAAGTATGAGCGCAAAGCACACGATTATCTGGAAGCCCGCTACGGTTCGCTGTTTCTGCGCGGCCCCTGGTTGCGCTTCCGGCTCGCCGGCGACCCTCGGCTACAATGGTGCCAGCCGGACGGCATCTACTTCGATCTGCCACGCGGCCAGATCACAATTGTCGAGATAAAGTACAACCACACGGCGGACGCATGGTTTCAGCTGACCTCTCTCTACTTGCCGGTTCTTCTTCGATTGTTTCCCGAGGAACTGTGGAAGTTCGCCTGCATCGAGATGGTGAAGTGGTACGATTGCGCGACCACCGTGCCGAAGCCGGTGAAGCTGCGCCCGAGTGTCTGCGCGGCGAGGCCGGGCGAGTTCGGCGTCTACATCTGGAGGCCGGGGGATGACTAGCGTCGACTACAGCCGCGGGAACCTCGCCGTCGCGAAGGTCGTCGTCAAGGCGATGTACCGGGCGCTCGGCTATGAGCCGATCGGCGTGCAGCTTGCCCTGACGCCAGCCGACGTCGAATACGTCTGGGAGCGCGAGGCGAAGAAGTATCTGCTTGAGCAGTTTCGGCGCCGGCATCACGGGCAACCGCCCCTGTCGCCCCGCGAGGCGGTGAAGCTGCAAGACGTCCCTGTCGTGTGGGATGAAATGGCCGGGGAGCGTCCGGGCGACGCTGACCCGATTCTCGCGCGCGAACGGAAGCATCAGCAGAAGTTCTTCATGTCGCCGGAAGCGCCGGCGCGAGTCATCGAAGTGAATCCAGCGGCGAAGAAATCATGACGGACGGAGTCCAGGTTCCAGTCGAAGAAGTCGTCAAGCTTGCAGCAGTTGATGACAACTTCTACTGCGCGCACTTCTTCCCGAAGACGTTCCGGCAGGGAATGCCCGAGTTCTCGTGGCAGTTCAACGCCGCCTTCAACGACCCCTCGCGCCGCTACATCGGCTTCAAGATGTTCCGGGGAAGTGCGAAGACGACCCGGATTCGCGCGAGGGTGTCGAAGCATATTGCCTACGCGATCTCGCGGACGATCCTGTTCGTGTCGAACTCGCAGCGGCACTCGATCTACTCGCTGCGCTGGCTGCGGAGGCAGGTCGAGTTCAATACACTGTGGGCGCAGACCTACGGCTTGTCGAAGGGCAAGACGTGGTCGGAGGAGATTATCGAGATTCGCCACGCCGTGGCGAAATGCTCCATCTACGTCGTCGCCCTCGGTATAACGGGCCAGATTCGCGGAATTAATATTGAGGACTTCCGCCCGGATTTCATCGTGCTTGACGACCCGGACAACGAGGAAACGACTGCGACGCCCGATCAGCGCGAGAAGACGAGTGAGCTTGTGTTCGGCGCGCTGATTAAGTCGCTTGCGCCGCCGACCGAGGCTCCGCACGCGAAGGTCGCCATCGCGCAGACGCCGTTTAATAAGTTCGACCTGATCGCGACGTGTGAGAAGGACGAGGCATGGCATGTGGCGACGATCGGTTGCTTCGATACTCGTGGGAAGTCGACTTGGGAAGCGCGGTTCTCGACGGAGTTTCTCGAGCAGGAAAAGCAGCAACATATCCGGATGAATAAACTTTCGCTGTGGATGCGGGAAATGGAATGCCGCATCGTGGCGAAGGAGCTGGCGACGTTCCGGGTGGAGTGGTTGCAGTACTGGGAAGTTCTCCCCGAGGACTTGACCTACATCGTCGCGATCGACCCAGCGGCGAGTGATAGTAAAGATGCCGACGACCAGGTTATCGGCGTGCTCGGCTTCCGCCGGTTTAATCGGAAGACGCATGTCTATGTTGTGGAATACTCGGCGGAGCGCGGGGAGATGCCTGACGTTGCCGGGGTGAAGTTCCTCGAATATAAGCGTAAATGGCGGCCGTTGAAAGCCGCTTGCGAATCCGTGGCGTATCAGCGTGTGCTCGCGTGGTATCTCGAGAACCTGATGCGGCAGCATGGGCAGTGGCTGACGATTGATAAAGTCCAGGACAAGCGTCGGAAGTCCGACAGGATTCAACAGGAGCTTGGCGACATCGCTGGCGACTTCCGGCTGTATTGTCGCCCGGAGCATACGAAGTTCATCGAGCAGTTTTCCGAGTATTCGCCCCTTGCGAGTGGCCACGATGACGTGCTCGATATGGTGGCGATCGGGGTTGCGTCGTATCGGAATTATCTCCCGGATGCACTTGACGGGGAGTACGAGCGGCTAGTTGAAGACGAGCGCGGGATTCCCGAGCTTGAAGCTTATGGAGTTGCCCCATGAAATTGCGGCCAGAAGTTGTCGAGATTCCGTTTAATACCGAGCGGCATCGTCAGATTCTCGATGCGATTCAGCAGCGGTTCGACATGTCCAAGCGGAAGATGGGCGACCGCTACTCGAAGTGGGCGGAAATGGAAGACCGCGCGCAAGCGTATATCAAGCCGACGGAAAACGACACGCGGCGGGAAGTCGAGCGGAAGAACGGGAAGCCGCAATACACGACGCTGGAGATTCCGTACAGCTACGCGATGCTGCTTTCGGCGCACACGTACTGGTCGAGTGTGTTCTTCGGCCGCACGCCGCATTTTCAGTATCAGGGTCGGCACGGCGAAACGGCCGAGCAGGAGCGCAGCGTCGAGGCGTTGATCGAATACCAACAGACCGTCGCGGGGTGGCTGGTTCCGCTCTATACGTGGCTGATGGACATGGGCAAATACGGCCTCGGCGTGATCGGCCACTACTGGGCAGACGAGTTTGCAATCACGAGCGAAGTGCGGGAGGTTCCGGTCGAGTATTTCGGCATTGCGATCCCCGGCAAGACTCGCAAGGTGCGGGAAACCGTTCGGGTTAATGGGTACTCGGGGAACAGGTTGTATAATGTGCGCCCCCAGGACTTCTTCCCCGATCCGCGCGTGTCGATCGCGCGATTCCAAGAAGGAGAGTTTTGCGGTCGGATAACTTCTGTCGGGTGGAATGAGGTGATTCGCCGCGGCGCAGATGGCGTGTATTTCAACCTCGACGCCGTGCGAAGCAACATGGGCAAGTGGGGCATGGAGCGGGAGCAGGGTTCGTCGCGCCTGGTGCTGCCCGACCACATGGAGACGTTTGCCAGAGAGAGTTCCGACGGGAAGTATCGCGACGGATTCGACCTGTCGGAAATGACGATCGAGATTGTCCCGAGTGAGTGGGGTCTCGGGGCGAGTTCGTATCCGGAGAAGTGGTGCTTTTCGGTTCTTAACGACACGGTGATCGTCGGCTGTCAGCCGCAAGGCCTCTATCACGACAAGTTCGCTTTCGACGTGCTCGAGTACGAGGTCGAAGGCTACGCGCTGTCGAAGCGGTCGATGCTGGAGGTGCTCGATCCGCTGAGTAATGCGTTGAACTGGCTCTTTAATAGCCACATGTTTAATGTGCGCAAGGTCATGAACGATCAGCTGGTGGTCGACCCGAGCCGCGTGGTTATGAAGGACTTGACAGATCCGCAAGCCGGGCGGTATATTCGTTTGAAGCCCGAGGCGTATGGCTCCGACGCACGCCTCGCCGTCTCGCAGCTGCAAGTGGCCGACGTTACGCAGAACCACCTCCGCGATGCCCAGGTTGTTATCGAAATGATGCAGCGTGTTACCGGCGTCGTCGATAACGTCATGGGGATGGTTAATTCCGGTGGCCGGAAAACGGCGACCGAGGTGCGGACGTCGTCCAGCTTCGGGGTTAATAGGTTGAAGACGACCTGCGAGTACGCGAGCGCAATGGGCTTCGCGCCGCTGTCGTTGAAGCTCCTGGCGAATACGCAGCAGAAGTACGACAAAGAGCAGATTTTCCGCATTGCCGGTGATCAGCAAATGCGCGCGGCGCCGATCGTGGTGACCCCGGACTTAATCAAGGGCAGCTATGCGTTTATTCCGGTCGATGGCACCATGCCGGTGGATCGCTTTGCCCAGGCAAGCTTGTGGAAGGAGTTGTTCCTCGCCTTCAAGCAGTTCCCGGAGTTGGCTATGGCCTACGACGTGCCCGGCATCATGGGCTTGATTGCGAACTTGTCCGGGGTGAAGAACTTCGACAAGTACCGTCTCAAGGCGACGCCGGACGACGCGATCGCCAACGCAGTAAAGGCGGGGAATTTGATTCCGATGACGAAAGGAGGCCCGAGTGACGGAACAGGAGGTAGTAAAGGCACGCGAGACTTTAGCCAGCTTCCGCAAGCTGGTGCAGTGTCCGGGGTGGGCCGCGCTGGTTGAAGTCGTAACCGCGCAGCAGAAACTCCGGGATGGAACGGTATTGCGAAAGCCGCTCGAAAGCGCCGATAAGGTGTTCGAGCAGGAATTCGTTAAGGGGGAAGCAGCGGGAATGGGGGTTGTTCTTGCGCTTCCGCAACAGATAATCGACGCCATTCGCGCCGATTTACAACTTGAAGGAGTTATCAGCGATGAAGATGAAGCATGAGTTGATGGAAGAAGCACCGGCGGCGGAAGTCGGCGGGGCTGGTGGCGGTGGTGTCAGCGCAGATAGCAGCGCGGTTCCTGCCGGTGGCGATAGTGCCGCCGGTTCAGAAGTCAATTGGGACGCGCTCGACCAGGAAATCACGGCGATGGACGAAGGGGCTCCGGCAGTAGTGGAGCCTGTGAAGGCCGCGCCAAGTGAATCGGTTCCGCCCGCAGCACCAGCGGCGGAGGCAACTCCTGTCGAACCCGTTGCCCCGGAACAACCGGCAGCAGCAGTAGTTGCCCAGGAACCCGCGCAATCTGCGGCTCCAGTGCAACCAGCCCAGCCGGCCCCGACGGTGAGTCCCCAAGAATTGCGCGGGAAGTATTTGCAAGACCTCGAGACGGCCTACGGTCTGTCCGATGCGGATGCACAAGCGTTGCTGACGGAGCCTGAAAAGGTTCTGCCGAAACTGGCGGCGAAAATGCACCTGTACGTGGTGGATACGGTAATCTCCGCGGTCATGCAGAATCTGCCCAACGCGATTCAGCACATTCAGCAAACGAAGCAGACGTATTCGGACGCGGAGAATGCTTTCTTCACTGCGTGGCCGGCGCTGAAAGACCAGAAGTATCGGCAGACGGTTTACAATTCGGTGGCGGCGTATCGCCAACTGAATCCGACTGCGCCGATGAACGAGGTTATCCGCGCTGCGGGCTTGAACGCCCTGATTACGCTTCGGATGCCCATCCCGCAGGAACTACTCGGACAGCCCGCGCAAGCGCCGGTGGCACCCCCGCCAGCGTTCACCCCGGCGAATCCCGGTAGAGGGGTTGGTGGCCCCGCACAAGTGCAGTCTGACAATCCCTTTACGACCCTCGCGCAAGAGTTCATCGACATGGATCGAGCGTGATGGCGGAACTAACTGAGGAGTAGAAATCATGGCCTTTGCTGGCTTACGTGGTACCGGTGATTGGGCGACCGACGAACGGCCCAAGAATTTCCGCGAGATGATCCTGTGGCGCAAGCCGAACGGCATGGCGCCGATGACGGCCCTAATGGCGAAGATGTCGAGTTCGAGCGTCGACGATCCGGAATTCGCCTGGTGGGAGGAAGAACTCTCGGCGGTGCGGCTTCAGATCAACGGCGTTATCAACACGACGACCGTTACGGCCTTCGTCGTCGACAACACCGCGCTGATGCTCGTTCCGGGCGACGTGCTGTTGATCGAAACCTCGGACGCTACCACGGCGGAAATCGTCCAGGTCAACGGCGTCGCGAGCGATACCGCGTTCGACGTGGTGCGTGGCCGTGCCGGCACCTCGGCGGCGGCGATTCCGGATAATACGTACGTTACTAAGATCGGGAACGTCTTCTCGGAAGGCTCGACTTCGCCGACCGTCAGCGCCCGCAATCCGACGAAGCTGTTGAACTACACGCAGATCTTCAAGACCGCCTACGAGATCACGAACACCGCGAAGGTGACGAGAACTCGTACCGGCGATCCGCTGAAGAACGACAAGAAGCGTCGGATGTTCGACCACAGCGTGGCGATGGAACTGGCCTACCTGTTCGGGAAGCCGTACGAATATGCCACAGGCGGCGCGAACGGGAAGCCGCTTCGCTACACCGGCGGCCTGCGTCATTTCATCACCAGCAACGTGACGGTGTTCGCGACGACCCCGACGGAAACGACGTTCCTGAACGCCATTACGCCGGTGTTCGACTACGATTCCGACGCGGGGAACGAGCGGATCGGGTTCTGCGGCAACGGCGCCCTGACTGGCCTGAACAAACTGGCCAAGTCCGGGATGCAGGTTCGTACCGACGAGGTCGTGCGCCTCTACGGCATGGAACTGACGAAGTGGATCACGCCGCAAGGGACGTTCTTGTTCAAGACGCACCCGCTGATGAACACCCACGGGCGGTATTCGTACTCGATGTTCATTGTCGATCCTGGCGCTCTGGAGTACCGGTATCTGACGGGCCGGGATACGAAGATGCAGGATAACATCCAGGCACCTGATGCCGACGAGCAGAAGGGTCAGTGGATTTCGGAATGCGGTCTCGAAATCCACCACCAGCGCACGATGGCGTATCTGGGTAACTTCTATCTGTGATGAAGATGGCCGGGGGTAATTAAACCTTACCCCCGGCTATTAAGGAGACCCGCATGAGCAACTCACTCGGTACTGCAATCTACGAATTCATCCACGGGAAGGATTACCCGTGGCCGCCGGAGAAGTTCAATAAGAAGCCGCAGGAAAAGCCGAAGGAACTCGTTCCGGAAGAAGGCGGCGGCCTCTATGGTGGCGCGGCTCGTGCTCTCCACCGTCGGAGCGAACAGGCCGACGCCGAAGTCGAAAAGGCGGAACCTCCGAAGAAGGAGTATGCGGAGGGGGGATACACCGGCGACGTTCCGCCGGAAGTGCCAGCAGGAACTGTGCACGGCCAGGAATACGTGATCCCGGCGGAGGTGGTTAACTACCTCGGGCGGAAGTACTTCGACGACCTGGTGGCGAAGGCGAGTGCCGCCGCGCAAGGGGCAACGAATCCGTTTACGCAGTTTAACAACTCCCTCGACGGAGAATAGCATGGGCCTCGTTTCCACTGCCGCTCCTAGCCCGGAAATGAACTTTCCGGTCGTGCGCATCGACGTCCCGGCAAAGGCGGTTTCGCAATTGAATGGTATCAAGCCGAGGAAGCAGGTGCGTGTGGTGCTTGTCGGCGAAGTTACCGAGGTGCTCCAGCGAGAGCCGGATATCGATATGCCACTGCGAAATGTCGGCGCGCTCACCCTCGAAGTTTCCAAGATGGAGATTTCGAAGCTCGATGACGCCTTTGGCGAACTTCTCGCGGAAGATGACTAGTGGAGAGTTTTCTTCCAGTTCGGTTGCCGGGCGATTTACGCGCCACTCGGCTTCCCGCCGACGAGGGCGGCGGCCGGATGGACGCCAGCATCGGCGCCGCGCAAACCGACACGATTAACGCCAACGCGCTTGCTGCCGATGCCGTGGCGGAGATTCAAAGCGGCATAGCGACGCCCGATTCTATCTGGGCGCACGTAAAGGCGTTGACCGTTGGAAAATTCTTGGGATTGAAGTAACCTATGAGCCTCTTTAACCTCGCAATCGCTACGCCGAACCTTGGGACAGTCGCCACGGAATACGCGCTGTGCCTCGCGCAGACGTGTTTGTTCATGCAGAAACACGTCGTGCCGGGATATAAGCAAAACGGGCTGATTGTGCTGTCGAAGAAATCGAGCATCTTGCCGAAGCTACGGCACGACCTGGTCGAGGACGCCATTGCGGCGAAGTGTACGCATTTGCTGTTTATCGACAGTGATCAGAGTTTCCCAGCGGACATCGTTCATCGGCTTGCGCAGCACAAGAAACAGGTCGTGGGGTGTAATATCGCGGTGAAGACGCTGCCGAGTAATCCGACGGCGCGAAACTTTGACCCGACGCACAGCGGAGGCCATGCGGTTTACTCGAACGGGAAGTCAGGTCTTGAGCGCGTTTGGCGAGTCGGCTGCGGAGTGCTGCTACTTGATCTGTCGATCTTCGAGAAGCTGCCGAAGCCGTGGTTTGACACCGCATGGAACGCCGAATTGAACGACTTCACCGGCGAAGATTGGTATTTCTGTGAACTGTTGGACAAGGCGGGGATTCCGATCTACGTCGACCACGCGGCGAGCAAGCTAATCGGGCACGTGGGGCAATTCGTTTTCGAGCATCAACATATTAATCAGCCGCAGTCGCAGCTGCGGGTTATCCGGCAAGGTGAAAGATGAACGGGAATACTGCACTTGATCTGGTCATGGCGCGGCTCGTGAGGAGTAGTGATACGAGTTTGCGCGCTACCGCACGGGCCGAAATGAACAACCTCATGCACACGGCACTGGAAATGGGGCCGATGCCGATGTGGTTTCTCCTGGATCAGGACACGTCGGTGAGTACCGCGGTGGGTACGGAAACCGTGGCGATGCCGGCCGGATTCCTCCGGTTTGATGACAACCTGGAAGTCGGGGGGATTTTCCTCTACGACACGGATATCACCGGCCCGGACAAGTGGGTGCGACTCGATCGCAGCGGGTTTAACAAGATGCAGGACTTCTACGGTGACGAGGACGCAACGGGGGTTCCGGGGGTCTATGACATTGTCGTGGACACGGCATATCTCCGACCGATTCCTGACGGGGTGTATCAGTTGAAGGTGTGGGGGTATTTTGCCGACAGCGATGTTGCCGACGCGGCGACTACAAATCTGTGGCTGACCCATGCGGCCGATTTGCTGATTGCGACTACCGCCGAACTTCTCGCGCGGGTGTATTTGCGAAATGCCGAACTTGCAGTGGCCATGCAAGAGGACATAAAACGGGCGACCATTCGCCTCGCAACCGCAAACACCGCGTTTATGGAAAGCATGAAGATGCGTGCAATGGGGGATGACTAATGGGCCTCGAAACGGGAACGT